GCGCAAGAGATCCGCAGCCTGTATCTTCCCAGCAGACTGGCCCGCTACTGCGTAGGCAGGTAAGTCAAGCGGCGTGCCTTAAAGGTTCTTGGCTTCATCTATGAGACCTATCTTGTAGGCCTCAATCCTCGGTTCTTCCCGGATGATCTGTTGCTGATAACTAGTTGTGGACATTGTTGCTCTCCAGAGCCTTCATCAACTTATAAAGACGCTTTGCACCCTTACGCCGTGAGCCATTGCCCACGGACCGCACTGCTTTGGCCGTGAACACAAACTCGCCATCTGACAACATCGCAGGAATGGAATCCGAGGTCCCCGTGCCAGGGCCCTTGATGTGACCGGTCTTGCGCGGGAACTTATCCAAGTCTGCAATACCGCCTTCAGCCATGTTTGTTGGAGGGAGTGGCGGCAAGTATGGGTTGTAGCGCTGGGTTCCCGGACCAAGGCCCCCGAAAGCTAGCCTGTATCGTTCGGGATACTTGCGAAGATAGTCGTCTCCCGTCTCTTGAAGACCAAGAGGGAGTGTTGCTGGCGTTGTCTTGAACCCTCCGGCAAGTGCTGTTGCGCCAAGGGTCGCAGCAGCCAGGGGACCATATTTAGCAAACATCCCAGGCATCGCCGCTTGGTATACTCTTTGATACTCAGCCTCAAGCATCGCTGGTGTTGCACTGGGTAGTCTCGCTTGAAGCGCCTCCATGGCCTTCATACCGGCATCTTGAGCGGCGGCTTCCCCTGCTTTACTAATGCCTGACGGCGTGAGTGATTCAAAAGCCTTGCCAAATTCCCCTTGTTTCAAGTAGTCAAGCGTGCCTGTGGCCTGCGGTGCGGCAGGTGCAGGCATAGCTCGTGCCGACACAGGAGGTGGCTCTGCCCCAAACCGAGAGGCCGGATCCACGTACTCTCCGCCAAACCGAGAGTCAGCTAGGGTTGGGGCAGATCCCGGTTCAACCAACGAGGTAGGTGCCGCAGACTGTGCGGCAGAGGGGGAAAAGAAGTCGCTAACTCGTTGGAATTGCCCGCTAACGGTAGTAGGCCCTGTGTAACTACCTGAAGTAAATGCATCTGCGCCGCCTGTAATACCCTGCGCTGCACCTGCTGTTAAGCCACCGATTGCACCGGCTCTCAAAGCTTCTTTTAGGCTGCCGCCACCAAGCAGCGTGGATCCCGCGCCGCCCAAAAAGCCACCCACAGCGGCAACGCCAGCAGAGGATGTAACGCCAAGCATGGATGCTGCGGCAGGTCCAAGAAAGAACCCAAGCGCAACCGTTGTGACAATCTTGCCTACCGTGCTGCTGGCAAACTTCTTAACAGCCTTGCCAATACTGGAAAAGATGTTTGCGTACTCAGGCAGGCCTGTCATGGGATTGATCGTGCCTGCACCACCACGAGCCTTGAGCAATGCGGCTTCTTCCGGTGTGATATGCGCAAGCATGGTGTCGCCGTTGCGACCGTACTGTGCAAGCGATGCAATGCCACCACCTGCCATGGCCATCGGAGCCTGGGGTTGCTGCACGGGCATTTGATCAAGGGCCATGTTCAAAGCAGCAAAAAATGCCGGGTCGAACTGCGCAGGCAAAAGATCTTCAGTCACGCCACGGCGCATGTACTCGCGACGCAGCATTTGATAGTCGCTAGGGCTTGCTAAGATGGCATCGACCATCTCATTCAAAAGCTTCAGGGTATCCAGCGGGATCTCAAGCGCCATGAGTTCTTCTTTGAACGCTTGGACCGTTTGAGGATCGGCCTGCATAGCTGTGTTCAAGAGCTCGTCGCCAAACTCTTTGGGCGGTATGGTCTGGCGCATCTGATCGTAGATCGCCATTTGCTCGGGTGTGATCGAGGCCCGTGGTCCTTGGTCCTCGGGCAATGACATAATGCCCTGCATCGCTTCATCCATGATGATTTAACCTTTCCAAATGAGCCAAGGCCCTACAAGGGGCCGCGCGCCGGGAAAGGACGCGATATTGGCCGACATTATGAAGGAAGAAGCATGTGTTTGTCATGCCCCTTCAAGTTTTGAAGATACAAATGTTGCGGTCACAATGGCAGAAGGGATGGCAGGCCTATCCGGGCTCGAGGTACTGGGGAGCGTTTCAAGACCAACGGCAACATTGTCTGTACGCCACATTATCTCAACATAGTCATCCGTCACAAGATCTGCAAAGAAATTAAGCGTTGCAATGAGATGGCCGTCGACGGATCCGTGTTTGTTCGGTACGGAAAAGCGAGAGTTTGAGTCGGCTAAATTCGTGCCATTTTTCCTAAACCATATGTCAATGTCGTGGATTTGTGAATCTGTATTTACATACTGCAAGCTAAATTGAATGTTGTAAATCCCGGAGTAAGCAGCCGTTATACGAGAACCACTAACAACGGTGACGCCATTGCTAAAGGACGTGCTATTTAATGAGACGGGATAAGCCACTGTTGTGCTTGCGGCAGTTTGATCCGTCGTGTCGTAAAAAGCAGCGGAGGGGAAATTCAAGAACTGACCGCCCTGCGGACCCAGTATGTTTTGAAGAGTCCCGCTAATCCGGTTAAAGTACAAACGAAAGACGTTGTTTAACCCGTCCTGATAACGCGTATCAAACTGATTGGGGGAGAGCGGTAGATTTGGCGGTGAAGGAAAATTAATCTGGCTCATGCGCCACTTCCTGTTGCTCGACCGTCCTGGCGGATGTCGAGGCGAGGCGCTCCAAGCTGCCACGTTGTTCCAACTTTGTTAGAACGAATTTTGATATAAGCCTGCCTGCCCCTGAAGCGGGTATAGATTTGCGAGGTGTATTGATCAACAGGGTAATTAGGCGCGGCTACCGTGCCGCTAGCTGGGGTGCCGTCAGCCGAGCCGGAGCTTGCTTTGGGGTAAATCGTGAAGACGACCTCGGGATCGCTGTCGTCTGTAGATCCGGTGAAAGTCAGGTCAGGAACGGTCCGATAGACGTACATGAACCGATCGCCATCATCAATGTCAAACTCTGCTGATTCAATGTAGGCTTCAATAGCTGCTGGAGTACCCGAAGCGTTGTCGTCCACTCCATACTCTTGATTCAGAATGCGACTGTTATAGTCGGCAGACTGTGGGTAATCGCGAAGCCCTGAATCAGACCAAGCGGTGCGAGCCATGGTGCCGTAGTACCAAATGTTTTCCTGGTAGTTGAAGATGACATAGCGATCAACTGTCGTACTGTTGGCCGAGCAATAAAACCACCAAACCTCGTTAAAGCCCTCATTAGTGCCTGCGAACGTTTGCAATCCTTGGGAAAGGTTGATATCGCTAAAAACATAACGCTTAAGTGCGCAGTCAAGGGTTTGAACCCTACCGCTATAGAGATAGAACTTGTCAACACCCATCCAAAACACAATGCCCGAGGCGAAAATCAACGTGTTAGGACCGACGATAGAGATGTTGTCGCCAAGTAGTTGAGCACCCCAAACGAGCGGCGCGCCAACGTACTGTAACGAGTAAGCCGCTGAGTCAGTGACGGTAAAGATCTCTTGTCGAGTTTGCACCGCAGAAACAATCTCTGAGCCGTGAGACAGGCGCAAATCGCCAGCCTGATTGGTGATAGCGGGTTGCCATTCGGTAAGGCTTTCTTGATCCGCCCAACGAATAAGCATGGGATCAAACGCACCGCTGATACTGTCTGCTGGGTTGTTCGCCCCAAAGCACAACAAGAAACGCGAAATGTCTGAAACGTAAATAAACGTCACCTGTGAGGGTGCTTGGTTAGATCCGGGTATGTCTGTGATGTCAATGGCCCGCTCACCAAGGCCCAGGGTGGCATCCCAGTAATAAACGCCACCGCCTCTTAGTGCAAAGAGAAGATCTTCGCCCCAGTTATATGCACTCCACAAACGTGCAGGTGTGGTGTTGCCCCCGCCAAAGCTCCAGTTGCCTGCTCCCCAGCCGCCATTCCCCCAGCCATAAGCAAGCGTTGTGGTTTCCGCACCAACCGCAAGCTCATAATAGGCTGTAACAGTGTCACCAAAGGGTGAATTGCTTGCATCAACGGAGTTAGCTGCTGTTCCTATTTCAATGCTATAGGAGTCAGCATTAATAACAGTAAGCTCAAAACTTTCACTGTTAAGTTCGGTTGCACTGACGTTGCCGCCACCGTAACCAATAGTAACGCCGCTAAAGTTAACATAGTCGCCACTTGTTGCTCCATGTGCAGAGTCCGCAACAACAAGTGTTGTTGACCCTGATGTTGCGTAAAAGGGGTCGTTAAGCGATACCGTGTCAGCTATCGGAGTGACATCACTAAAAACGCCTGAGTATTCGATGTAGTACTTTTTATTGGTGCCTACACCGAGATAGTTGTTGCCGTTTAACGCGATCCAATTCCAGAGGCTTCGGCAGACACCCAAAAACTGGTTAGACGAATACCGAATCCAGCCACCAATTTTCTCTGGCGTTCCCTGGCGAAAACGCACCTTCTCAGAGACATACCAACCACCTTCGTTGGTATACCGCGTGTTTTCCCGATTCACACCGGGCTTCAGTTGGATTTTGCGTACAGGCATTACTTGATTGGACCCCCGACCAGCCATGCGTCACAGGTTCGTGCCCCAGCGCATTTAAAGTGGAATAGCTCACAATAACCTAAGTTAGCCCGTTTAACGACGTCTTTTTCAAGCTCCATGCCTGTCTCTTGAGCGTCTTCGGCATGAATGCCGTTTTCGATACAAGCCAGCATGGCAGGGGTCTTGATAAAAGCTGCACAATTACCGCAACGTGCTGTCTGCGCTTCTTCAACAGAGATGGCCCACATCTTGGCCTTTTTGTCCCAAAAGTCCTTGGATGGCTCTTCAGGATTCAAGGGTCCGTAGCCGTATTCCTTGATAGCGTTGTTGCGGTTTTTCAGGTTGACATGAATGTCAACAGTGGCAATAGGGCAAGCACTCATGCCACCTTTGGCATAAGACTGCTTGATGGCTTGGCCAATGGCTTTTTTCTCAATAGGCATCAATCACCCCGTAGGTACAAGGCGCGTTCGGCTTTGCGGCGGCGAACCAGCCCTGGCAATACCTTGCCACCGCCCATGGTCCACATCATAAACGCTTCTGCTGCGCCTTCATAGTCGGCGCGGTTGTTCTTCATTCTTATCGTAGAACTCTGATAACGCCCAGGTCCAGCGTTGAACGCAAAACTGACCACAGCGTCGAAGCTTGACTGACGGCCAGCAAGATTAGGAGACATTCTAAGAACACTGCGTCCAAAACGGACGAGATCATCCTCAAAAAGGCGATCAATCTCCTCCTGCGTCCAAGTGCGATTATCTTGGGCTGCGAGTGGGTAGTCCTTGCGAAGGATGCCGGTATAACCATCTTTCCTCAACGCTGGTAATTTGATCTGATCTTGATACAGGACATGACCGTAACCAATTGTCCAAATGTGGGCTGGGCATAAGTAAGGCTTGAGACTCTTGCCCTCAAACCTGTGCATCAACTCAATGCCAGCCTGACCCGTTTTCACTTCTTCTGCCAGCTTCTGGAACCAAACCAAAACCCAATAATGCCGCCAAGCATTGCCATCTCATCATCAGAAAAAATGATCGCACTTACCCTGACCAAGTCATCCATGTTCTGCACAAGGTGTGGATGCTGCCAGACGTAATAGGCAAGCACTGCGTTGATGGCAATCAGTTCTAGGATTAGCAAGTAAGTGACGTTGGGACGGACCGTGCCAATGTAGTTCACCACCCACTTGCTGGATTTCTCAATGATCTGCTTGTCATGATCCAGCGCAGCAACTGTCATTTGAGCGTCAGTCTGCATGGCGATCTGATCGGTGCGGATCTCTTCCACACGCTGCTGAGCAATAAAGCCTTCCTTGGCAAGCGCAAGTTCACGTTCTGATTGCATCCTCGCAAGCTCAAGCTCATGGGCTTGGTCGGCTTTGTTTTGAAAGTAATCAAGCAGTTTTGGCAGGCCCGAAATCAGCAGCCCACCAAGTGTTGAGAGGAGTGAAAGCATAATTACCCTTTGGCCGTTACGATGTCTTGGCCCTTTTTGACCGTTACTTTGCTGCCTTCAACGTCAACCTGCATGGGCTGCTCGGCACGGTCCAGTTTGTCAAGACGGTGGATAAGGTCTTTAATCACTTCAAACTCAGGCTTCTCTTGCTTGGCTGCGGTTCCAGCAATGCCGTTGAGCATCTGAATAAGTGCAGTAAGTGAAGCGCCAAGCAAGCCCATCACGGCAGCAATCTTTTCACCTTCGAGGAATAACGATGCACCAACACCCACGAGTACGATCAGGAAGATATACAGTAAGCCGTCTTCACCAATGGCCTTGCCAGCAACTTCCTTGGCAGAGTCCTGAGCCTTTAGCTCCTCAAGCCTAATCTTGGCTTGAGCCTTGATAACTGCTAACTCGTGGGTTTTATCGTCCATAATCTTTCCTTGTTAAACATTTATGGAGCTTTGACTGGAACCCAACTATTCGCTTCTTCATCCCAGTAATACGCCTTGCCATCATTTGGGCGTGGAATAGGCGCAACCCAGACGCATGTATCTTGATCTAAGCTCCAGGATGGGTAGGGTTTAGGGGGAATAAACGCATCTTTAATTGGGTCATAAACGTACCCAATACCCGCGTAGTTCTTCCTAAAAGGCTGTCCATTCGCTGCATGAGCATTTGCCTTGGTGTTATAGCTTGTGCGTTTACAAGTCTGGCCTTTTATCTGTCCGTAATACTGCTCCCAGTCTATGCCATCTTCACCTTCGTCTTTCCCAACGATGACCTGTGTTACTACACCGTTACTATCTAAAAATGCGTAGTGGGCCATATCAATCACTCTACCAAGTAATGCTGTCGGTGCCAGCAGTGAACGTGTATACCCGATAACCTGAACGTGAGGTACTCAATGAATAGGTCAGCCCCGCCCCTATCGATGTCAACGGACCATAGCTAGTTGGAATAGCAATAATTACCACGCCACTTCCACCAACGCCGCCATTATTATTGTTACCTCCACCGCCACCCCCACTTCCTGTATTAGCTGTTCCGTTGGTAGCGCCGTAGATATCTAGATAAGCACCGTTTCCGCCGCCCCCGGACCCTCCTGTTCCACCACCCCCTGGGGTTGCATTTGATCCACCACCACCCCCACCTGCACGCGTCACAGGTGTTCCTGTAATAGAGGTGGCGTATCCAGGTCCCCCATTTGTGCCAATATATGGGGGGCTAAAACCAGCAGTACCGGCGCCACCCGCACCGCCCGCACCGCCGCCACCAGTAGCTGTAAAACTAAAAGAAGGGGCCGCACTTGTTCCGCCCGCATAGCCTTCTGCGGGAGAATACCCGCCTAAGTTTCCAGCACCTGCATAGGAGTAAATACCATAAGGGGGCTGCGAGTCCGAAGCTCCTCCCCCACTACCGCCAGCGTTTCCGTTTGCGCCTTGACTATTTGAACCACCCCCTCCACCTGTAGCTGAGTATGGTCCAAAATTACTATTAGAGCCGTCTGTGGTGCCACCAGCACCAACAGTGATGTTGTAACTCGTGCCACGACTTATCGTGAATGCTGAGTTGTATCGGTGACCCCCAGCACCGCCACCACCCGTATAGTTTGGAGTCCCACCGCCACCAGCAACAACCAATAACTCAATATTCACCGTAGGATCTGTAGGAACCGTTTTTATAATAACAATGCCAGATCCACCTTGGCCCCCTCCACCGCTAGCACTGCCGCCGCCACCACCACCCG